TTGTGAGCGCGTATGATACCACGGCACCTCCGGTCGAGGTTACGGTATAACTGGCCGCCTTGCCCACCGTATCAATGGCAGGTGAGGTATAGGAGATGATCGGCAGAGCATCCTTCACGGTTATCGTATCATATCCAACCGCCGAATCAGTTTTATTTGATCCGTATGCAACCAGCCGATACCCCGCTTTTGCGGTCATTGTGGTCGGAGTGCCGGTTACTTGGCCGGTTGTTTTGTTTCCCGACAATCCACCCGGGAGTGCTGCAAAATTGAAACTGTCAGCAGTACCATAACTTAGGACATTCGCCATTGTGACTATCGCCTTGCCAACCGTGTCAATCTGTGGCGATTGAGCGCAAGAGAGCGTGCCCAGAAACAGCACGTTTGAATTGTTCCCGCCATTGGTATTCGTTGCCGCAGCGGTAGACGTTCCACCCATTTGATTGATGTCTTTCCAATATCTATATAGGCTCGTAGTAGTCGGCCCCGGTATCCACCACCTTGCCTGAGTACCGGGAGAACTGGAAACAAAACTATCCTGCGCTCCGACCGACCCATCAAGCTTACCAATAGTATCAACCCTTACTCCAACACTTGCCGGTATAGTGATCTTTCCTGCATCACTCACCGTTAATTTATTGACCTTTGCACTATCCAAAAATGTAAGCCATTTACAAGTGATCTGTCGCAATTGTGCACCATTGGCGGTTACAGTTTGTGATCTATTTGTAGCGGTATCAAAAAATATTCCACCGCCAGTTGCATAAGAGGCAGTTGTGTTACGTAAGAAATTACCTGTAAGAATAAGATTGCCTGTACTGGTCATGCTATCAGGCGAAATATTGGTATAGTTTTTTGTGCGGATTGTATTCGCGCCTACTGCCAGTTTTCCACTGTTATTTTCAAACGCAGAATCTGCTTGCACTGAGTCAACCAAAGTCACACGATGAGTTGCGGAACTCGCATTTTTCAGTACCCAAAAGTGTTTTCCTGCACTGGTGATTGATCCGGTTGAATCTATGGTGACGGTGGATGTGCCAGGTCGTATTGTTTTATTTTTACCTATCAAGTACGATCCAGAAACAGTGCGAGTTGACGACATCATACTATCAACGTACGTAGATCCGGAAGAGTCTCGTGAAGCAAAATCTATTGACTTCATGTGGCAGACAGAAGAACCATAAATGAATTTGCATACTACTGTAGCGGTTATGGACGTTGTACCCGCAAGAAGAGAACCACCAATATTAAAATCATAGTTATTGGTTTTAAAATAACGAGTTGATGTTGATGATTGAGAGTATATTAAATTTCCATTCCATACAAAATTACCACCCAAGTCGACGTCTGTAGAGGTACTAATTGTTAATGTCAATGTACCCGTCCCCGTGTATGTAGTCGCTGGAATAGTAATTACCGATGAGACCGCGGCCAGATGAGTAAACGATCCAGTGCCATTAAACGTAACTCCGGTTCCAATAGTCCATAAATTAACTGTTCCAGTTGGACGAAAAGTAATTCCAGCGCCATTGTGTGTTAATGTTGCATTGTTCCCAATTATCAATGCTGCCCCAGATGATGGGTTTACTGATTGTGATACCCCATTTGTGATTGTTACGCCACTACTCGCCGCAAGAATATAAGAATTGTTATTTGCAGCTTTATCTAAGTCAAGTGTATGCCCTGTCGAATTAAACGTAAAAACACAACTCGTTGCCGTCTGCGTTCCCACCGTACCCTCATTGTGTAAGGTGCTATTCGTGCCATCCATAGTTATGAAATTGCCATAATTATTCCACCCGTTATTAAACAATACATCCCCACCGGCTACAATTCCGTATCCGCTGAATGTCGCTTTGCCTTGCGTCAAGGTAAAGTCTCCACCAGTGGCAGTTTTGAGCGTGTCGGCAAACGTGACGAGTTTTGTAGAGTCAGCACAATTTATAGTGAGATCATATACTCGTATTTTATTTGCTGAAGTAAATGTGCAAACGTCTGTTATTGTAATAGTAGACGTTCCAGTATTTATGCTGTCCCCCGAGATAAAGGTAATATTTCCGGCTATAGACAAATTACTGACTTTTCTTTTTAAAATATTTGTATGGCCTGATACAAAAACCAATGACTTTATTGTATCGTCTATGTCTTGCACGCATAGCCCATTACTCGCGCTTGTAAAATAAACAGTATCTGTTGTTGCTGGTATCGCTCCACTTGACCAATTGGCAGCTGTTGACCATAGCGTGTCAGATACGAATTTAAATGTATCTTTTGTACCAAACGCTACGCTTACCAGCGCAAATATTATCAATAAAATATTTCTCATTTAGTCCCCCAATTCAGATACAGGCTCTTCAACCGGCAGCGGATTTACAGGCACCGGGAAAAATTGCGCCTTGAGTACTATATGATACCGAGCGCCAACATTGTAGTGTTTCAGGAAAAGCGTTTGATTCGTCACCGTGTCAACGAGCATGAGCTTGAGAGTATTCCCGGTTGTCAAGTACTTCTCATTATCTCCGGGATTCCACGCTTTGTCCACCACCGCTTTATCGGCAACAACCGTCACGCCGCCCTTTACCGCGGCACTGTCACGCTCAGAGCGGTACTCGCTGATGATAGCGTCCTTCTGCTGTGTAGCAGTAGCCATATCCGTTACCTCTAACCCACCGAGTAACGCAACCGCAGCGATTAACGCAAGCGTTGTTTTGCTTGTCGGTTTGGCATCTTTCGCTTCGACATCTTTTATTTCTTCTGGCATTTTGTAATCCTTTCAATAAACTTTTCTTTTGGAAAAACAAATTTCATTTCCTGCCCGTCTTTCGTCCTGATTGATACCGTATTGCCAATTGTGCAACTGTAAATCACGCAGTATTGCACCGTGTCGTATATGCCGATCTCGTTTTCACGGATCAGCAAACAATCAACTCCGTTGGTATCGGCAATCATTACTTCTCGCTTACCGACTTAGTCGTCAGCAGGCGCAGGACCACGTTCCCAATCGCTACCACCGCTCCGGATATTTCAACCGGGATAACTTTCCCATTGAGCGCGTCAATAACCGTGATAGCTCCGGTGATAGCGTTAAACCAGAATGTCCGAGATTTCAATAGCTTCATTGCGTTTTTCATTATTAAACCTTTCGTTATTGGTTTATAATCAAATCAAATTCATCACCCATTAATTCGATGAGTTTTTCCATACCTTTTTTGCTATTAATAATTTTATTGCTCTCAATATCTCTCCCAAGACCTACCAAAACGCAGCCGTGTGTTTCGTCAACAAAATTACCTGAATGCAACAATATTCCCTCACGGTCCGGCACGTTTCGCACACTATAAACATTCCGCAGCCTACCATCAAAAGAGCTATCCATATATACACATTTATATATGCCTGTAGGGATACAACTGATATTATGCGTGTTGTCAAGCCAAGGCCGTTCAAGCGTATATAACGGCATCCCATCTACAAACATAGTTCCAAGTATGCAACTATGCCCCATAATGTCACGATTTAAACGAGAAGATTTCATTTATTTATCTCTCCAGTAAAAAGCGCACCTTTTTCCTCTGGTCGTCAGTCATCAGTATAAGCTGCATTTTTTCCATACGATCGAGTTTTTTAATTATTGCATCATGGTCAACATCGTTCCTATTTTGCTTTGCATCTATCGTTTTAACCCACGGCTCAACTTCTGACTGTATAACAATATCAACCTGCCTGCGTATATCAGGAGTCGCCAAGGTTGACCATGCCAGAGCCACAAGCGCAGAGCAGGCAAGCAAAGAAGAAGATACAGTCCCGACTTTAAGCAACAGATTGTTTTTTGGAGTTGTCATTTATATCTAATTCTTATAAAGAAAATCATATCCAGTTGAATCGACAATAGCGCCGATTATTACTCTTTTAATAAATGGTATTCTTCCAGTTGCACTATACGATGGTACGCTAAAATGAGCTGTATCTCCAGTTGTAAGGAATGAACATTTATAGTGCTGAGTTGTGCCGCTAAGGTTTCTGATCTGAGCAAGCCTATAATGTGTACCGTATTTTGTGCTGATTGTTGCGGCTGTTGAATCAGCATCTTTACATGTATAAGGTTGAGTTATAGAAGCAAGCGCCTGTTCTGCATTCCAAGGTGATAATTCAGTATTCCCGCTGGTATTTTTATTGATTATACCACCTTCTGACTGTGCGAACAGAAAAGAAGCAAAGCAAATCACAGCAATAGAACAAAAAACATTACGCATAAAACCTCCTTAAAAATTGTTGATAAATATTAATGTATCTCATCAAGTTCAAATTGAATTACACGCGCCTTATTTTTAGCATCAGCAGTTGAAAACTGCAAAGTAAGATCGAGTCTTTGTTTTATAGTTGTATTAATTGTTTTTCCTAATGTATAGAAATTTGCTTTATTCCATAAGTTCGCAACTGCAAACTGCATTGCCGAAACGAAAACAATAGAACCCGACGCCCCTACAGCTCTGGTAGAAATTGCGCCTTCGCATAACCATGTTTCGTCTGTCTGGTCATTTGATAAAGGTATAGCTCCTGTTGTTGCCACTATAGTATCATTTAATTTTAACTTGGCAGTCATTGTTCCGGGAGACGTAGCCTTACTTGAATATATACCACGAATAATAATTTTTAATTTTTTGCCTCTCCTAAACCAATTTGCAGGTAGAGAATCAGAGCCGGGAAGCCAACCATGAATAGTATCGTCCCCTCGCATACTTACTTCACCTGTTGAGTTAGAGTCGAGAGTAATATCATCTTGAGCAAATAAGCAACGGTTAAATGTTCCTTTTATTCCATTGGAAAAATTTTCAAAGCTCGCTTCTGCTGAATCGTTCCAAATCATTCCGCTTGTAGCATATGTTCCGCTATTTTTTGTAAGCGTTAAAACATGACCCACCACAGCAGTATCAATAGACAGCGATCCGGTTGCAAGTTTTGAAAAATTACCGCTATCTGCTTTCATTAATTTTGATGTATCGCGTACTGAATAGATTGTATCTCCACGGTTAGAAGTAATATTTGCTCGTGTCGCTTTTAATCCGCTGATAAATGCTGAATCTCCCTTATATAATCCGCTGGTATCTTTTTTGCTAAAAGATGAATCCTGCCGCATGGAAAGTACACGAGCGTTCTTATCCTTGGCTAAAAATTGAGTCACATTTCCATCAGCGTCCTTGCCAAACCACATTTTATATCCAATATTAGCATCAAGCCCTGTATTTACACCTATTTGTTTATTCCGAACACTAGCAGGAGAGGCAACAGCCTGATGATATATTCTTACATTAGTAGTCCCTGAAAATACTGCAACTACAATCAAAGTCACAAAAAAAGCTATTTTATTGGTCATATATCTCATCTCCTGTGTCTGGCGTATCCTGTTTTTCTGCCGAACTATCACTCGTATCATACCATGCATTTTCTACATTACCTAATATAACACAATTTATTGAAACTATACCTTTTGACTTGCTTTTTACTATCTTTTCAATTATACATTCTACCGATACATTGTTAGTGTGCTTTGGCAATTGAATCATCAAGTGCTTATATATATTATAATCTTTTCCTTTGCTATAAGCAACCTGTATTGTAGGCAACCGAGCCCTATCCATCCATGCTATTTTCCTTTTAGCACATAATACAGCAGTATCATAATCAGATATACAATATTGATCTGAAAAATCTTGTGGGCATTGTTCAACCTGTCTATATTTATCGTACAAGGCCTTACACGTATTCCAAACAACCTCACCGTCAGCATCTTCATACCCTGGAGTATAAGAAGATTGCCAGGCTGTTGCATCAATATTTGTCACCTTTAATGACTTGTCGTATTTTTCAGAACCTTGATTATATTGATAATTTATTACAGGCTCACAAAAAATATTTTCAACTTTAGGCTCTATTACGTTCCCAATTCCTCCTATACAATCAGCAAGCGTAATACTTTCAGATGGAGCAATTAATTCTAATGTTGCTATACATTCGTAACCATCAGAATTAATGTAAGAACATAGGCCGAATGTATCGCATATTTTTTTAGTGATTGCTGTTGTTGTGGCCTTATCTTTATCGGTAATCTGAAAAGCGCATTCCTGATTAGTTAGAGTAGTTATATAAGAATTATCAAAACTTCCCTCTGTTGCTCCTGTTTTAATCAAAGAATCAGCAGCGTACTCATGGCCCCAATCAGCAATAGTAAAGGCCTGAATTTCGCTCCAATTCTGTAAACGCTTGCAATGCTCAATTATATCATGCGGATACTCTATTAAGTTCGCTGCCGTTTTCCTTGATCCCCATGTATCATTGTAAATACGCCCCTTAATAGGAGCATATATATTTTCGCTTATTGTACTGGAGTTTAACTCAAAAATTATAGCTATATCATGTATATGAATTGAATCCTCTCTATAGCCAAAAGGAAGAACAGCAAGTGTACTCCCAAATATCAAAGCACCATTTAAATACGTTTCGTATTCTTCAGCCGATACGCCAGATAACTCAAAAAGAGTATACCCGTTATAATCAGGATCAGAATCAACCTGTTTGTAAAAATGAATATTATTAGTACTTGGTTTATTAGTTTCATAATAAAAATCTGGTAAATCATCAATATCTGCAACGTCACCGGTAGTTTTAGAAAAGCATGCGTCAGTAGTTTTTGTATATAAAAATCTTTTAAATTGGAAGCTGACGCTATAAGCACTTGCTGGGCTATTTGCGTGAGCATGAATACCTAAATATATTTTGTTTATGCTTACATTTTTAGGTATAGCAGGCAGTCCGAATTTTAATACCTTCCAAAAAGTTTCTTGTACGGTGATTACACTAAATTTGGAATGATAATCAGCATAGGTGGTTGGGTCTTTATCGTATGCCTTTGCCGCATCAGTTAATGTGTTAGAATCAACATGAACACGAGAAGAAAAATTAGAAGCGTTATTAGCGTATAAACCATCCTCGACTTTTTGTTTCCCGCCTATGGGATAAGAGTCAAGCGTTGATGCTGTTTCTTTTTCTAAACTTGTTGCAGATAGTATTATAAAACTTTTAACACTGTCAATGCTTTGTATTCCAGTTTCTTCACTATATTGTTGACCGTCTATTATTAAATTATTATTGTCTGTTGAATCAACAGAAAAGCTATAATCTGATATTCTGTTAAATTTGTCATCTTCGTATATATGTAATTGAGGGGTATTTATTTCAGTTCCATAATTATTAGTAAATGATTTGCAAGGCCAACTATCACACGTATATTCTCTGTCGATTGCTATTAACTGTACCCACGATCTTGTATTATCATTAGTACTTGATAACGTAGTATAAAAAACGCTATCTATTTGACAAGCTATAGTATTATTAATTCCAGATGTAACTATATAACTTACTTTTCTAATCTGGCCCTCACCTGTTCCATCTTTAACCAACATATAACAATTATCTGGCCTTAATGTTTCATTCCTTAATGTATTTCCATTGCTGAATATTAATATATCAATAGTAGATGTCAAATTATTAACTGGAAATATTTTTATTTCTGGATTTGTTCCAGTAAAATATTCATTAGTATATACCGTTTCATCATAGCTATCTATTTTTCTTACAAACTTAGCGATATTTTCAATAACGCTGCTTGATGTAGGGGTTAATTGTCCAAAACATACAGGTGTTGTTACATCGTTTTCATTAGTAATTGATAGGTTTGTTTCCCTTTTGTATAACGAGTTTTTAAAAGATATAACCAATTCAGTATCGCCCCATAAAATATTTTCAACAATTCCAGTAAAAATAATAGTTCTGCTTGTCGCGTCACTATCGCCAATTGTACCTATAAATTCTGTAACTGTTGCAGACAAACCAATTAAATTAATTTGCAAATCTTTAAGTGATTGCATAATACTTTCAGCATTAGCGACACCTACATTTAAACCAGAATATTCTGCGATATTTCCACCACGCTCTAAATTGCTGCTTTCGGTAATATCTCCAATTCCATTTTTTAATAGTATTCCTGTTTTCCAGGTTTCAGATACTCCAGTTAATGTTGCTTCACTCCATCGCAAATACGATAGCGAAGATATGGTATAAAGACCTATGCTTGTATCTTCTATGTATTCTTGACCAAGTTTTATTTCAACAGCCTGTATAATTAAATTTGCCATAATTTACCATTAATGCAAAGTATCGTTTGATTTCATCCATAATTTAATCTGCATTTTAAACAAATTATAATTATCGTGAACTATTTTTAATTCAGGTGATAATAGTTTAGTTGTATATGTTCCCATATAATCATTAGGCAATCCAAATAGCCACGTATTAGAAGGAGTTACAACCGTAATATCTCCACCTCTGGCACTTAATAAATATGTTATCAATGCAGCACAATTACCAGGTCTTACTTCAAGGTCAAGCGCAGTCTCGTTATAGTCTCCAGTAGTCCCGCAGTCAACGCTTGAAACAACACCACCGCGTGATACCTCACGGATTATTGATTGCTCTTGCAATGCCTGCGGGAATGTTTGTACTGGCCGCAATGTAGTCACAGTTCCGATCTGTAGTGTTCCCTCTGATTCTGCTGCCGCTGGTGTATACGCGCTCGATGGCCCGCTGACGTAAGCAATTTTTAACGCATTCAGATGATGTAAATATGGGTTTAATTGCGCTCCTTTACGATCAAACTGAACCAATGAGCATATAAAATTTGTACTATCTCCCTTATCAGCTCCAAACGGAAAAAAACCGCTTGCCGTACCTAATTCAAGTTGAAAATTATTACCCCGTCCTATTGTCTCATCATTGAAAAAAGTATTGAGTGCAAGCTGATCTGTAGCGTCTAAAATCCATGTAGGTATCTCACAGATACGTGAATCGTATGTACTGGTATCATCACCTATTTTCCATCCTGATTGAGTACGTGAATAGTGTAAACCCATGCGGATTACAGTAGAATACATGAAATAAGGCTGCTTAATCGTGATTGAATAAGCAGGCAATGGGGATATAGTCCTTAGCGTAACACTCATAATTGCCGTGCCATTTTCGCTTGAATATCACGCACCAGTTGATCACCCTGGCCGCTACGTAACTGAGCCCGTATCGTTTCGGTAATATTACCACTACTATCCATAATTGTCACATTAAGAGCCGCGTTTGTTGTCATATTGCGAGTCTGAGTATTATTATATACCTGCGATCCACGCGGTAAATTGACATATTCCCCACCCTGTTCATTGATTAACGACATACCACCAGGAGCGAATGCCGTTCCAGTTTCAAATTTTTGATTTGATATTTTTGCTACGTTTGCAAGGCCAAGAGCAACAGCAAACCCAGCGGCAATACCACCCCACGGCATAGGTGCGCTTTTAAGGTTTGTATTAGCTGCTGCCCAGGTATCCATTATAGCCTGAGATATTGCAAATGCCTTATATGCTCCTATATATTTTTTTTGGCCTTCAAATAATTGAGCAGCCATTCCAAGACTATTATTTACTGCATTTTTAGATTTTTCATTATCAGATTTTTTAATTAATAAATCATCATTAATTTTTTTCTGTCTTGCTGCTGCCTCAGCATTTTGTATTTTTATTATTCCATTTATTTTTTCAACCTGTAATTGTTTTTCAATTTCAAGTGATTGAATAGTTGCATCATATTCTTCCTGCTTCAATTGTTTCTCAATTTCAATAGAATCAATTGCAGCCTGGTATTCTTCCTCTTTAATTTTTTTGTATTTTTCTAAGTTATCGCGTCTTATTTGATTTTTTAAATCTTGTTCAGCTTTTAATATTGATACCTTTTTATCAGATGCGTTTTTTGCAACTTCTTCTTCTGATTCTGCTGTTTTTTTATCTACTCCCAATACTTTTTCCATTCCATTAGTCCACAAATCAACTATACGTGCAGCACCATCAGCCCACCATTTAAGTACCTTGCTTCCTCCAACCTTTTCCTCAAAATTTTTCCAAGATAAAGCCATCTCATCAAACCCATCCTTTGATGTTGTTAGGGCTTCTGCTTGACCTTTAAATTTTGAAGTTAATCCATCAATAACAGATTGCGTTCTTTCTGCGCTCCCTCTTGCGCCATCTACCGCTATTTTAAACTTACCCAATTCATCTGAATCATCATTTATAGCTTTTGCTACAATGTTAGCCGCACTTGCCATGTCCATGCCAGTTGCAGCAGCAAGATCAAGAATAGCTGGAGTTAATTGCTTTACAGCTTCATCATTTTTAACATAATTAGCTATTTTAACCTGTACAGCAGTAATTTCTTCGTTGTCAACTTTTAATTTTTGTCCTAATGCTTCCGCTTGTTGATTTAATGCAGTTGATGTATATCCTAACGCAGTTCTGAGTTGCGCTTGAACTCTAACAGATTCCTGGTATTCTAATCTTGATTCTTTTAAAAATTGCGTTACTTTTTGTATTCCCTGCATTCCAATATAAGCAACAACAGCGCCTTTAATAGCATTAACAAAATTGCCCTTTATCTCATCACCCAAACCCTTAAATGAATCTTTTGTCTGCTTCAGTGAGGAATCGACCTTCTTTGAAGCATCAGCAATAGGCTGTGACATATTATCTACAACATTTAATTTTACATTAATGTCATGTTCAGCCATAATATCAACCTATTTCTTAGCCATTTTGTTTGCGTTATCAATTTCTATTTGTTCACGCTTGTTAGCCATGAATCCACAAATAGAAAAAGCCTCCAATAGTTTTGAAGGCTGTTCGTATCTTCCTTGTCCATCTGGATAGCACATATTGTTTGTCGCCTTAAAATGCCAGAAGTAAGGAATAAATCTGTTTATATTTATATCATTACAAAAACTAACAGGACACCGATTAATATTAAACCAACCCCAGCTTATTTTCTTACGCTTGCCTTTCGACAATGGCCTGCAACATATTTCACATCCATCAACCCCACCACAAGTACAGTCAATTTGTAGGTTATTTTTTACATTCCTATTGCATCCACGATCTTTTTTCTGTTTTTTATCACAATTTCCGCAATTATATGCCAATGAAAACGGTTTATATTGCATCAAAACTGCGACAATTAACTTTTTTTTTCCTCTGTGGTTAGTCTGTTCGCCAGGTTCCAATACTTAATTATTTCAGCCTGCTCATCACTGTTATAATCAGCTTTAGGAGTTATTAGGATTTTATCAATGAAAGCATCAACAACAGTCAAACGTGCTTTGTAATCAATGTTTTCATCGTAAATTCCAAACATTTCCTTTTCCAGTGATCCTGTCTTTGGCTTAAATTTCCATACAACTTTATCACTGTCAACGTATTCAATACTTTCCTTTGAGGATACGGGTATCATGCGTATTCCCCTTTCTTGCTGTTAAGGTTATGCGTCATTGATAGCAACTGTAAAATCGTTATCAACGAATGATCCTGTGATTTCCCATACCATTAGACCATTATCAACGCTTTGCTTGCATTCGCGTATCTCGCTTTTATTCGATCCGCTTGTAATACTGATATAACTATCAGCAGCACTACCGAACTTGATAGTAGTAGTCGCAAGCGTGCCAGCAGCCATTCCGGTTGTTGGATTAATAGAGCTTGCATCTTCCATGTATGCGGTTACTGACCACGATGCCTTTTTATTAACAATCATACTCTGCAAATTACCGCTCTCATCTCCCATATTCTTGATCATCTGCACATCATTACCACCTTTAACAGAAAATTTTAGAATGTGCAAAGCAAGACCGTTGATAGTCTGAGTCGCATTTTTGAGAACAGCAGGCGGAACAGTACTAATTGCTGCAATAGTATCTGTCAAATAAGTTCCGGCAGCAGGTGCGCCATCTGGAACACCTTTGCCAGTAAATGTTATAGTGCAAGGTTTCCCAACCTCACCGCTAATTTCATAGTCGAACATAACACTATGAGCCTTGGTGATAATAGTATCACCGGCAGTTTTATCGCCAGTATAACCCCATAGAGTCATATCTTTCCAGTTAGTCGCAATAACGCTTGTAGGTGCCCATGAATGTTTTTTTGTCGCAAGTGCATACACCATACCGCAACAATTAAGGAACCCGCCGACATTGGGGACAGTGGCCGATCCGGTTGGAATAATAGGGAGCGTTACCTTTACATCAACCAAACTCATCCCGGCAACAGCCTGAGGATTTCCAAATATCCCTTGCGCGAGCGCTTGCTCTGCGAACTCTTTTTTATAGTCAAGTGAAAAGTTATCGTCAACAGTTATGAAATCTGCTGCCGCTGGCGTTGCTTTAGATCCAAGTGCAGATTGCACTTTGGCAGTAAGCAAATTAAGCTTTTGAAAAGTAGGTACCATAGGCCCATCCTGGTTATTAGGTGTAATAACACTATCATAAATTCTTATTTCATCAAGCAACCCCTGAAAGTCGCTATAATATGCTTGTGCAAAAATTAACGATAGATCCGTGTTTGATATTAAATACGTTCCCGCTAAGATAGTCGCACTCGTTACATTCACACTATCGGCGTAAATATTCCATTTGCCATTTGCATACGTAAATAAAAGGTCATGCCAATTTGTATCGGTTATAGTATACCCGGTATTCACCGCTGTTGAATTATTATAATAAAAGAAAAGATTATTCAAGGTGTTTATACCGATACCGTAGTTTTTATTTTGAGCATACAGTCCTTTTACTACGAACGTCCCTGGATTGCCTATAATCGTATCGGCAAGCTTTAACCATAAACGTATCGAGAACGAACCCGTAGCCGCAAAATTAAAAAGCGCATTATTTACAGTTGATAATCCGTAGTTATCACCTAACCCGAAAGAAAAAGAAAATGCCTTACCTACTTTACCCGTTGCGTACGCGGTGGTAGTGTTCCAAACAGCGTTAACCCCGGCTTGGGATTCGTTCGGGTTATCTTCGGCTTTCCACCAGAGTATAGGAAATGACATATTTTGTTTTCTCAACTATTATGATAAAACAAATTCCATTTAGTCACTAAACTTGTCGGATGATACGTATTGCCACGCTTATCTGGTATTTTCTCGCTGCTCTTAAACGACAATACAGCCTCTTTACTCAATGGCAAATATCCAGTATTGTTAGCGCCGAATACTTTTATTAAATCAGCCAATGCCATATCAAGCGCACTGTCAGCTGTGATCTCTGGTTGTACTGTCAGGGTTGGAGTGATACGATAATCAACACTTATTATTACTTCAGCCTCTTGAAATCCATACAGCCCGTTAATCCCCTCAACCGCTGTTTCTGTATTATACCTTATCAACGCGCACGGATACGCACTCACACGCGCACGATCAGCCTGGTTGATTGTTCCCCATGTATAGTTATACCCGCCAACAGTGGTCATACCACTGATAATAGTTGCAATCTCTCCAGATATAGTTGTTGCTCTTGCTGTCATGATCTGTATAAAATTCCTGTTTGCACCATTTGATAAGGAGAGAGTGATTGCGCTGTATTCATAAACATTTCTTTTGTGATCTGACTTTTAAGCAATTCGCAACGCTCTTTATACCATATCAATTTTTTGAAATAGCTTTCATTTTCAGGCACCTCAACATTATTTTCAGAAGTACAATCTTGACATACAAGGAAACAAAAATATGCAATCGCATATTCTTTTATCCTGTAACTTAATGGAGTTTCATATATACTCGTAGAAACAACGCCACGCTCAAGCGCAAGCGCCTCAAGTTCAAGGTCAGTGTTCTCCATCCAAATATCATGCCGTCCATCTTCCGCTCCAGATTGAACAAAATCACGGACAACACTATCTGTTATATCTGTAAACGCTATGTATTTTGCAGTATATGCCATTTAGAACCCCGCTAATTTAATGACACGATCAACAGCAGTATTCATTTTAATGATAAAATCAGGCTCTTTTACTTGTGCAGCTTCGTATAAAAATTGATCAGGTTTAATACCTGGATGATTGACTTTTTTGGCGAACACTTTATTTCCACTTTGTGGTCTTATAGTATGCGCTCTTGTTCCATCATGCACATATTTTCCGTATTGTGCAGTACTTTCATTCAAAAATATTTCTGCGGATAATCCTTTATTCCTAATCGTATACCAAATTGATTTTGCAAGATTACCGGACTTCGTTTTAAATCTATGAACGGTACGTGCTTGATTCTGTATTGACTTGCTAACTCCAGCTATTTCCTGAGTCATTTCTTTTTTTGCAATATCAGGTATAGCATTAAACGCTTTGAGAAAACTATCCAAGTCAATGGTAACTTTTAATTCCATTATTTTTTAGGCCTGCCACGACCGCGCTTGTGTTTTTTCATTGCTGCCTCAAGCTTATCAACATTTGAACCGATTTCTTTTTCAGGTTCAGGATTAACAGCAACTATTTTACCGTATTCTGTATTATCAACATACGGCTCTTGCTCAGTTAAAACAACAGGAACCGGCATTTCTACCGGTTCCTGTTTAGCATTATCATCGCACACAATCCAACCATACGATAGATATTCAGCAAGTCTGGAATCTTCTATCTGTTTTGTCCTGTTACCGTCAATCCATCGTACAGTTATCATGTTTTTATCCTTATCCGAGAATAGTTGCAATGTGTTCATTCTGCACAGCCTTGAAACCACCGCAGAGGTGTATTCGATAGGTGATGATGCCATCGCCTATGCAACGGACAAACAGATACGTAAGACCGAACTGATCCGTAACAAGCTGAGTCTGAAGAATGGCGCTCGCTGGGATCAGCGGGGGACGCACAACACCAACAACAGCAGAACGCTCAAAGCAGAATGCGCCTGTGTACGATCCACCGATTGTCAATTCATCAGCATCAGCACCAACTACCACAAGACCCGGCCTATTGATTACAAGATTTCCACTTGTTGCAACAAGACCTGTATTAATAACGTATTTATTCGCGTCAGTGGTTCCACCGGCTTTAGTAATAACATCACCAGCTACAAAACCGGTAGCATTAACTGTTCCGCTCTCAGTAATGAGCGTCGTCGTTCCAACAGGATGCGAAGCAGATGTGAGATCGTAGCCAGTACCTGCTCCGGCGGTATGTGAAGAAATCCCACCGGATACGCTGATGTTGAAACCATGCTGAGGAAGATACCGGCCAGTACGCCGTTCCGTGTCGCTTCCTGCAATCATAGCCTGGTTGTAAATTCCAAGATTCGACAGATTCATCGCCGCATCGGAGTTCATAACGCATTGCAGATCAGAAAGCGGTGCGCCATTGTCCACCAGGATTTTCTTAGCGGCAGTAAGTGCCGTAAGATCGCTTGCGAAAGGTGTCGTGCCTGCCGTGCCGTTCGCTCTGGATGAACCGTTTTTCACGGCGGTAAACGCGAGTACTTCCATCGCATTGCGAACTGTACGCATTGCGTTTTCGGTCTTGAGACGCAACCATTCAGCGCCGTTATCACCGTTAAGAAGTGACCTCTCCTGCTCACCGCTAACGCTCCAAGAATCCACGTAAGAATTACTGATACCCACGCCGATACTGCTTGCAGTGGCCGCAGTACCGAGTGCAGCATAAGCCGCAGGCGTGTATTCAGCAACCGTATTCTTCGCGGTATACGGAACGTAAATGGTATCGCCTTTGGCAACACCTTTGTCGTCAAACGTGGTAGAAATTGAATTGAGGAAACCTATAGGCTCCTGTGAAACTGTCTGCGCTGCCGAGTAAAGTACCGGGGCAATGCTTGTCATGGTAAAATCGCCTGCTGCCATAATGCACTCCTTGTTATGTTAGTTTGTACCCTTCTGCCATGAGCCTGTTACGCTCTAAACCAGAAAGGTTGTTAAATTCATCTAATGATATTGATTTTTCATTTTTTTTATCTTTAGACCCACCAGCGCCTCCGCTTCCGGGTTTTGATGTGTTTTTTACAAGGTCAGGTCGTGATTTTTTCAGCTTTTCAATTCCTTTTGCTGCTTCTATTTCCTCATCACCATCAACAAAAACCACATCGCCAGATTCTGTCAACCTAACCCTGTCTTGTGCAATGAGGTCTTTAATAAGATAATCAGCAGCGTGAAAATGATCGCATATAACCTTGTTCAGCTTTTCTGCTGTTTTTGAGTTGCGCAGATCACGGTTAGCCGCTTCTATTTTAGCATCCCGCTCTGAAATCTGTTTCTTTAGCAACTCAAAATCTTTTATAGGTACGTATTCTCCGCTGGCTACTGTTTTTGTTTTGAATCGTGATAGCACATCAGGTAATTCGTCGGCACTCGTAACGTCTATTTCAAATGTGTTACGAATAGCATTGCGATATGCTTCTGTTTCCCTGCGCAACCTGGCATTTTCTGCGCCTTTTTTGTTAGCCGCTTCAATGCCGCGTGACTTCTCAGCCTCGATTGCCGCGAGTACAATTCCCTTTTGATCGTCTGTCAAAGAGCCAACCACTTCATTCAAATCCATACATTCCATCCTTTCGGCTCAAGGCCGTGTTTTGTGTCTCATGGACATACTACATTTCTCCTCAAGGGAGTATATAAAAGGGCAATAAAAAAGGGCAATGTCCGATGTGTAAGCACCTTACATTGCCCTAAGTCAAAACTGCAATAACTCTCCCCGCTAAAGGATAATTACTGCCCGATTATTTCAAAGAATTATTTTTTCTTCTTTTCTTCCTTAACAGGTTGAGATGCCAACCAATCCCGCATCTGCCTATTCTCACGAATCGCACCTTCCACCCGCTTTAACTCATCGGTCAATTCAACAAATCGCGTATCAAGTAATTCGATGGTTATCATATTAGTGAGGGGTAGGATAACAGTTAATGTACCCTACAACACCGTCAATTAAAACTTTAACCTTGCCGATGATTGTACCATCGGCAGCGGTTGATCCACTTGCTGCCGAACCACCAGCAACAGTTACCGACAACGCCGCATCCCACGCACCTGCTACAGGGGTACTCACCTGCAAACCAACAGCATTGCCCGTATGAGTACCGGCAAGCGATACCGAGGCCGCATTAAACGCGGATACAACCGCGCTCGCCGCAATTACGCCGCTCGTAGGCACATCAATCATACCAAGTACACCGCACGACAGGTTAGATACCGTTGCCGTACTGGTAGCCTCATAGTATCCCTTAACTCCAAATTTATTTCCGGTTGATGTACAAGCCGCTGTATTTTTTACCTGCCCCATAATAGCGCCATAAGACGATGCACCACTCTGTGCAGTAGTAAGCAACAGTCGCGCCCGTACGGTACGCAAATCAGTAGTGCCAAAGTTTGCACCACCATCATCAGCGCATATATCCACACTTTTTGTTTTAGCGGAATTGAGCTTATTTAGCGGATCAGTATTAACTGCCGCGCTTGTAAACGTACCGATTGTCAGATTGTATCCTACTGCGTTATCAGTAGGCTGGATTGCATTGCCTAAAAGTTTTACTGCCATAAAACGCCTCCGTGAAAATGTTTTTGGTAGCCGTTGGTACTGCCTATTAATAATAATAAGCTATTTCGTAAAATAAATCAAGATAAATCGGTAATTTATATATAATCAAGATAATTTATCTCATCTTCGGGCATTGTTACCGATTGTTCAACACGATAAACAGGCTCGCTATCGCTCATGTACCGCGCCGGCTTAACCCGCTTTTTAGGCAGCTTAACCTTTGGAGTGTCAGGCACGAACTTTTTACTTTTCCCCATACAATACGCTTTCTGGTATAGTCGCCTCTTTATTTTCCTGGCCGTTCCAATTGCGCAGATTCTTCTCCCACGTTTTGGGGCTGTCAGCAAACGCCTCCGCGCCTTTTATTCCCATTAAATCCTTACGATCTTGATCCGATAATTTTTCCAGATATTTTTTACCCTGCTTAGGATCATAATCACTACCCGATTTATCTGGAACTTCACCGTTGTATATTGTTGATATATTGCAAAGGCAATTAGGATGAAATGGATATTCTGGAGCGCGTTCCTTTGGATATATCCCAGCACCCATTCCGTATAAATCAGCTTCGCAGTGAAAATTGCATATATCAAACTCAACGTGCCTATCACTTAAATTAAATTGTATTCCAACAATATCGTCAGTGTAAATCGCATCGCTAAAAGCAGCGTCACCATAAGCCCTTGCCATTTCAGTACGTGCTATTCTTTCGGTATTGTATCGTTCTTTGAAATATGATGCGTATTTAATGGCATTTTCAACTTGTGCAGCGCTTGATTTATTTGTAATATCCAGTATGTTTTGGTAAGCCCTTTTAAGTTTTGAGGTATCTTGATCTGTGAGGCGATTAATTCTATGCTGCACAATGCTAATCTCTTTTTTGTACTCTTGGTAAGCTTCCGAGCTATTCGTGAGGCCATATACACCCCTCGCTTTGTCTATAATACTTTGTACATCTTTTGCCACATCAGATATTATTATTTTTTTATCTGATAAATCCTGTGCAGCCTTACGCCACGAACTCCCGGCAGCAAGTGATCGCGTTATTTCTTTTTTTACTGCCAGTATATCAGTAATAGAATTTAGTGTAGTCTTAATCGGTACACCAGCAGCATTGTATGCGTGTTCTGCATACCAATATTTAAAGCTATTTACTCGCTTTTTTCCTGCTATTTCTGTACCAATTCCAATAGATACAGATTCAACAATGTAATTAAGCAGTAAATTTTTAGTCTCTTTTTTAACATTGTACTTTGTGTATATCTTAGTGATTTTATCTGATATTACAGATACACTATCATTTTCTGATATAGTAGAAATCAGTGCATCACTAACCTTTTTCAGCAATACACCGTTTTTTTTCTCAAAATCAGATACTGCTTTTTGTATCTTATTCACCTATTGCATCACCTTGATTAGTTAATGTCATAGATTCACTAAGTTGCATTTTCTTTATCTCTGTTGCTTCTATCAAATCAGCCTCAAGAGCATCCTTTATTTCCTGCAATTTCTCAGGATCATTTTTCCATCTGCGCTCTGCAATATCAAGCCACAATAGTTTTTTAACAGATTCTGGCGGGAACTCCTTGAGTATCAATAATGCAGTTGTAATATCGTCGTTATCAGCAGTAGGGCTAAATGAATGCGGATATTCTACATCATACGGTATATCGCTGCCGATATACAGACCAAACAACACCGCCAGGTCTTCCTCTGTTTCTTCCCCGCACTCGCTTGTTTCCTTGAGTACCTGTTCCTCTGCTCGGAAATCCCATTCTTTTGCAATCCCGCTTTTCGATTCCACCACACCCACTACACCAGCCTGTTTAGCCTCGTCCTTTATCTCGCCCTTGAGCCGTTCGCAGTTATCTACCAGCGTTTTGATACCCTCTTGTGAAGGCGCAATGTACTGTGGAGGCCATTTGCTATCAGTGCCGCAATCGAGGAAAGTAGCAGGGCCAAGCGACTTCGCTCCTGCACCTAACCCGCTTGTAACGAGGATGCTAAACGTCTGCATAATCTCCATGAAATTAACCTGCGACTCTTTATTAAACAGGCCATGTACCAGTACTGCTAAATTGTAAAATTGCGGATCGGGAAACTCTTTAATTTTCGCACTGGAAGCAAAGGCCGTGATAATTACCACCGGGATAACACCGAGACCGTGTATTCCTTCTTCTTCTACGATGGTAATTTCTTTGCCATCAGTTCTGACAATGTAAAACAACTTCCAGTTCTGGTTATCCCATTGCCTGAAATACTGGCGGCACTCTGTTTTATCACCGGTTTTCACTTCCTCGTACTTGTCGTAAAACGTGATTGATACCAGCTTGCCCTGCGCGTCGCAAACATGATTTTTCACTTGTTGCGGCTTGCGCTCGTAGATGTACGGCAATGCGCGTTGTGCTTTCATCTCCTCTGCAGTCTGCGCTTGTGCCACAACATCAGCCGTGAGATTATCCATCACGATGAAATTGAGTGAGAACAGCCGCGCATGTTTAATAGCGTTTTTCATAAACGTATTGAGCGACGTTCCGGCGTTGTCGCAGTTGTCAATGAAAGCCTCAAATAGTTCGTTTGTAGTTTCGCGCCTGATCTCGCCTTGAAAGCAAGGATCAACCATAGCATTGATGATCGGTTTAAAAACATTAACATAATAACTTATTTTCCTGCGCGTCTGATAAAACATTTCCCTATCGGTATACTGTAAATAACCGCAATCTCGATAATGCCGCGACCCCTCAAACGTTTGCTCCAGAAAGTCATACTGATTAACCGTGCGGTAATCTTTGTATCCTGTATAATCCTGTAGTATGCCTGTTGTTGGGTTATTGTATATACTGCTATCAGGTACTAACTGCGATGCTGTTGGCAATCCACTTTCATTTGACATATTCAATCCTTGTTAAATTTCTGTATCTTCTTGACTTTTTTGCTTTATAGCATTAATATAACCTATTTCATGGTCATGTACAAAGGCTTTCACTTGTCCGTATCGGGCAAACCAATTACCTCGACCGCTATGTATGTTCTGTGTGCTATCACCGGTATCATCAGAACGAGTACAAAATATTTGTACAGTATCAAAATGCAATCGCAATTCAGATACGCATTTTTCTACTCTTTTAACATCGTAATTATTAAATTCGTTCATATCGCTAATCTCAAAGCTTGACCAGGAGCTGGGCC